AATCACTCAAAACGAGAGGGATATTGCCGAAATGAAAAGTCAACTCGGCGTGATTGAAATTCAGGTTCGTCATAATGGTGACGGTATCGACCGGATTCTAGATAAAATCGACAAGTAAAGAGGGGGGGAAGATTGCTCCCCTATGACAACCACACCAACGGAGAGACGGAGACCACACCAATGAGCAACGAGATCGAAGGGTCTGGCTTAACAGAGAAAGCGGCCCACCGAACTATTTTGAAATTATTTTCGGCCATTCAAGCCCCCGCTGCAGGGGTAGGGTCGATAATGGTTTTGTAGAACGCTCTTAGTGTAGGACGCGGGCAGTGGATGCCCATTTGGTGAATACATAGGATCCTAGTTTCCGTCTCTCCAGAGGCGGTATCACGGAACCCACCCCCTGATTCGAGAGCGGTCATCACCCCGCAAATCCACCTCGAATCGGGAGGTGGGTTTTTTATTTTAACTGTGAGCTGAACCGCTCACGACACACGACCAACGCTAACTTACGAAAGCGAAGATCAGCGGGTTCGGCTCCTCATGAGAGGAGCTACAGATGAACAGGCAAAAGCAAACTAATTTTTACTACCTCTCCGATACGTGGCGAATCGTCTACGGCGACGACACAGCTAGGGTAGAGGTGAAAGGCAAGACAGGCTGGGATATTCGGGAAAATGATCTCAGCGAAAATAGGGAACGTGAGCTAAAGCTGGCGTTTGATGAGACTTATACGAGGTGAACATGGGAAAAGTGAAAGAGCCTTCAAAGGTATACCAGATCAACCAGGAGCAACCAATGTCAGAAGAAGCGAAAAACATCGAGACAGAAGATAGCGTAACAACCGAACCCGCAGAGCGCGAAATAGGTTTTGAAGAAGTCCCCCGTGACGATCATGGGGATATCATCCCTTGGACCGGAGGCGGCACGTACCGCCGTCAGGTGGATTACGACCGGATTCGGGCCGAGCTGGATATCCAGCTCGTAGCCGCTGATATAGGCGTATACGACCACGGTCAGGGGCGGCATTCGTTTCCCCACGAACTGCACACGGACACGGCAAAAATCCAGTTTGCCAGCGGAAAGAATCTTTATGTTCACCATAAAACGGGGATCGGCGGCGGACCCATCGAGCTTGTCGCACAATGGCAAGCCGGGAAATATGACGCCGGTGAGTTGACCAAAGAGGAAAAGCGGGCTGCGGCTGACTGGATTGCCGAACAGTACGACATGTGGACGAACTACGAGCCGCAGCGGCAGCTATCTAGCCGGATCGCACGGGCAAGACGGCTGCGTATGGAAGCGCAAAACAAGCCTCCGCAACTCACGCGACGTGCCGAACTAGCGGCACTGGTAAACGGGTCGGCCCCGGATGAGGTTATGGACCAACTCCGGCAATATTGCGAAGCGGCAGACCTAGAGTGGGACCGGGTATCGCTGGCGTATTACGTCGATGCTATTTGCATCGTGCCGGGAGGCATCTGGCTCGGTGATCGCATCTTGACCAAGCCGAAAAAAGAGGAAAATCGGGTCGAAGGTGCGCCTCTTGACGCACCGGTTAACCGTATGTGGGGAGGCTGGACAAAGAGCGCGGCGAAAGAGGGGCTGCATGGTGGCTATGGTGGTCATCTGTATGTGGTCGATTTTGACGGGTCCGACGATAGAAAGCCCTTGATCTCGCTGGTTAACCGTATCGTCAGGACTCTGGGCAAACGAGGGCTACCGGCGTGCGCTGTCGAAATGACCACGCCTGACCCGACCGACGAAGATCGGGCAAAGATGCACGTTTCGTTCAAATGTACGGACGATCAGCGAGCTAGTACCGAGGATGAATTCGAACAACGTCACGAGCTGATTGACGCCGCGATCCAACAGGTAGTTGATCAGTGGGCCGAGGCCGGTGATATCCCGGAGGGAGAGCTAGGCGCTCTGAAACGGGATGAATCCATGCGACAGCTCCAGCGGTTGAAGCGTCTGGCCGGCTGTAACAAGGAAGGGTCGGATAACGCCGTTGTGATCCTGCAAACGGACAAGGACGCTTATGTTGACTTCCACGAACAGACGGAAACGCGGGACGTTCGCCTCGGCGACGGTCCCCCGTATGCTAGCTCGACCCGGTGGCAAATCGGTTTCATCTGTAAAAAGGAAAAGTGGGCGTATGATTCAGATGCGGGGAAGTGGTTTCACGACGAGACGGCAACCATAGCTCGAGAGGTCTGGCCTCTGTCGATAGTACGGGTTCAGGGGTCCGGGGATTACGGGGTTCGGTACCGTTATCATGATCGAAAGGGCCGGGTACGGTACGGGACACTTGAAGCAGATGCGTGGGTCGATTCGACGGCGGCCAAAAACGCAGCCGGTGCTGCCGCTAAAGCCGGCGTTCAAATTCAACCGCGATGTGGTGGGGATTTCTGCGAAATGTTGGGTGAATGGTACTCTGAAGCGCGGGACGTCAAGGAATCCACGGTCGTTCGGCGTAGTGGGTGGCACGATGACGACGGTCAGGCGGTCTACGTCAACGGTACACAGGTGATGGGGGCTGATTGGTACGCCGAGGGCGCACACACGGCTCTGAGAGGGCAGGAAAAGGGAACCCTCGACGACTGGAAAGACGCCGTTGAAGAGACGGTCACGACGCCGTACCTAGCCTTTGCGTTAGGTGTGTCGCTGGCGGGTCCGCTACTTCACGTTTTGGATCGGGATCCGTTTGGTGTCCATCTGGCGGGGGCGAGTTCCAGCGGGAAAAGCCGCTCGCTTTATGCCGCTTCGTCGGTCTGGGGCAACCCCCGGTCCTTGATCAAAAGCTGGGACGGCACCAAGAACGGGCACGAAATCGCTGCGCAAGATTACAGTGGTGCGTGTATGATTCTCGACGAGCTGCAGGAATGTGACCCCCGCCACGTTCGGAAATTCGTCTATTCCTTTGCTGACGGTGAAGGGCGGCGGCGGTCTAACCGGTCGGGTACGGAGGTCGTACAAACGCGCTCATGGTCCTGTACAGCGCTTTCAACCGGTGAGAACACCATCACTGATTGGATCGGCGCGGATCACGTTCAAGGTGGTCTGACGGTTCGTATGCTTGATGTGCCGATCGAACGGGGCGAGGTCACTATCGATCGGGACCATGCCGAAGCGATCCGGGAGCGTTTTCAGCAAAACTACGGTGTAGCCGGAAGGACGTTCATTCAATGGATGATTAACCAGCCGAACCTCGACGGGGTTCGGGCGTTTCATCGCAAATCGCAAGATATCCTGATCAGCGGAATCGAAAACGGCGAAAACGTCCGGATCATGGAGCAGGTAGCTATCGTATATACCGCTCTGGCGCTCGCTGATTTTGTGGGGATCTTGCCGGAATCGTGGGCTGAGACGAAAGAGGAATATGGGAACCGCAGCTTTGTCGAATATGCGGTTGAAGTGGTGAAAGAGCGAATCATCGGAAGTAGGGGAGATGTTACGACCCCCGAGGCTAGGGCTTGGTCCGTGTTGCAAAACATGGCTGCGGCCCAACCGGCGAGATTCCCCGTTGAAACAGACTACGACCGAGCACACGAGGCGTTTGGGGTTCGTTTTGCCGGTGTATCGGAAGACGGGAAAACCAGACGTGACGGACTATATACGACCCCCTCTATGCTGGACGCTTCCGGTGTGACCAAGGGAGCGGGCTGTACAGCGTCCCAGCTTTTTGATTGGCTGGCTGACCAAGGCCTTGTTGCCAGACCCGATAAGGCTTGGAGAGTCGGGGGTTCATTGCAACGGTGGTACACGGTCTATCTACATCAAGTGGACGTCGAAGAAGGGGACGCTCAACCTTTGCCGGATTTGGATTCGTTGATGGTTGATATCGACGACTAAGCACCGAGTCCGTGGCGGATTCAAAGGGGCTGGACCGTAAGGGTCCGGCCTTTTTGTTGGGTCCGGCCTTTTTGTTACAGATCGTTACAATTGTTACAAGTCGGATCGGGTTTGTAACAGCATTTGTAACAGCAAAAATCGGCCCGTGGGCGTTACCAAACGGCGATTTTAGGGGGGGTGTTACAAATGTTACAAGAATAATAGATATAATAAATAATAAACTCTCAGCCGTAACCAACCACGGACACACCCCCTCTTACAGTATATTCTTTTACTACCCCCAGAATCTGTAACATTTGTAACAGCAAGGCTTAACCCCTTGTAAATGCTAGGGGATTTGCTGTTACAAGGTCTGTAACAACCCCGCTTTTTGACGTAACACACCTGTAACAGCAACCACAAGGCACTTGACACTTGTTCAGTTGTCTGCTGGGATACCCAGTGCAATCACAGTTACTCAGTTACTCATTCACCTCTCAGAACACCCTCTAGAGGGGTTCAGCCTCATATTTTCCACAGATGGTCATACCCTCTAGTATATATAGGCATAGCCATCTGTGGAAAATCCGTTATCTCAAAGACAGTGATGTGTTCACCGAAGTGAAATCGTTGCGCGAAGATTACCATTGCTTTTACAGGCTCCCCGATGAGCAAAAAGCTGGCCGATAAAATATACGACTTCGCCATGTCGTCGCTAGGCTATATGGTGCTCATAGTGGTTTTCATGTCCGCTATCTTTGCGCTTCGGGCGTCTTGCTTTATTTGTGAGAGTTTGTTATAAATGACTTGACACTCACTCACACACACACACGGAGACAAAATGAGCCAGCGACGCCGACACGACGAAGAAAGCGACGATTTCAAGACGGTCAACGACCTCATATTGGCACACGCGCAAGGCGAAATAATCCCCCACAAAGTGTTGGAGCGCTTCGCGGACTCATGGTCGCGCTTTTCGGTGCGCGCACTGTACCAGTACGACCATGTCGACGAGCTTAAAGCAGCCTATCGCGATCTAGACGAGACGATGCGCGATTTGGCTGTGCACAAGGCGGCTCCCCCTAAGTACCACGGTCGTAACGCTTCGGCTTCGGCTTCGCTGGGTTGCCCGGAGTGCGGTGGACCGTCTGCCATCCGGGGCGAGAAGTGCGATGGATGCAGGTAGACCCCCTCCCCTTTCCGTCTCAGGCGCTCGACGACGTGTAGAAAGATAGTTTTGTAGAAATCCGGCAAAGGTAGAGCTAGACGTCAGCGAGAACCTCCGGGTACACTGTCATGCGGATACAGACCCGGAGGTTCTCGCTGAGTACGCTGACCTCTATAGAGACATTTCACAAACGGATCAGCGAGCCCGGGTGACTGAGCGCAATTTGAAGCAAAGAGGGAGCCTTTAACCGGGCTCCCTCTTTTTATTCGTGAGACTCCCAACCCTTAGAGAGCTGAGTCTTGGTGTCACCGGAGTTGTCTAGAATCCACTCCATCACGATGGTTGAATCCCGATCACCCGTTTATGCCTGCAAAACCACCGGGTCAAATGCTTGCAGACCTCGACCCATTTGGGGTGTGAAAATACCCACCCGATCTCGGTTATCCGTTTGTGAAATGTCTCTATAGAGCGGGGCAATGGTTGCTCCGATTTTGAAAAGCAAAGGAGCCTCCACATGAACCCCATATTACGTGATATCGACATAACCGCCGTCATTGACTCCATAGACCCTACCGAAGTTGAAGGGGATCACGTCGAAGTACCAGCCAACCACGAACCAACCTTCGATCCAGACGACCCCAGCTTTGACCTAGAACGGGGCGTCTGGATCCGTGAGCTTGATGTCACGTGGAAGCTCGAAGGGCAGGGGAACGTGGGGCTACAAAGTCATGGCTGCACGCTTAGGGGATCGCTCAGCCGTTGCGTGGATGGAACTGAAGAGCCTTACCCTTGGGATCTTGTTTTGAGCTTGCTCGCATGAGCTTGCTCGCATGAGGTGCTCGCATGAGGTGCTCGCATGAGGTGCGAAAATGACCGACGACCCCTTTGACCCGATCGACCAGTACGCCCCTTTCCCCCAGAGCTGGGAACCTGATCCGTCTTTGGTTCAGATCGAGCATAGGCTCTGGCAGATGGATATCGTGGATGACCAGATCACGGACCCCGACATTTCAGACGGATATTTTCACAGCCTGTTAAACGGTGCGCTGGAAACATCTCAGTGGGTTGAAACCAGCCTATCAGCCGTGTTGATGACCTATCAGCCGGTTGGATGGAACTAGATGTGTGATAAATCGCAAGATGTATCGCCTGAAGCCGTCAGATCCACGGAGAGCCATTCTGTGATCAGGTGCGGTTGATGGTGTGCCTTTAGGTCGTTGATCCAGCTCCGTTGATCCTGTGAATTATTCGCCTAAAAGTTAAGTGAGTTAAATGCCCAAAGAATACACCTACCTCGTTTTACGCCGTTCGCTAGATCCAGCCGATCCCCGGCGTCCCCGGATATTACCTGACCCCCGTATATTTCGGATAAGATCCACCCGCTTTGCCTGTCCTTGGACAAGCGTCAAAGCGAATTACCTCCATATGAAAAAGCAAAACCCCGGGGCTGCTTCCTACCTCGTCCGCGTTCCTTGCGAACCTGATCAGATGATCAAGACCCCCGTTGATCACGAAAAGCTGGTCAATAGCTATACGACCACCCTCTCCGAGCTGATCTGGCAAGATGCCGAGGTGTGGCTCGAAAAAAGCGAAGAACACAAACGGGACGACGAGCCGCAAGGCTATTGGTGGTCGTTGTCTGTACCCGCATAACCCGCTCTAAATGAAGGGAAACCCCCCACCGATTCACACGATGCCTGCCACACTGACGGCGAAAAGTTCGGGGTGTCTAAATCGACGATCGGTTACACGTGGCGCAGCCGGTGATTCATCTATCAAAAGCTCTGGTAGCTAATCTATATCTGTTATCGGAGCTTGTGTATGCCTAACATCCCCGAACGCCCTTTTAGCTGGATCATGGCTTGGAATGCTGCCACCCGTGAGCGGTATGTCGAAATCCGTTTCCCCGACGAAAGGGACCCTATCCGGCTACCCATCGAAACGGTCCGTACCCTGATCAACCGAACAGCCAAGAAGTCCGAAACCCGGTGATTTACTTATATCCCACCTTTAGTGGTTCTCTTGTCCGGGAACCAACTCCGCCCCCGATTAGGCTTATACCTTTGCGCCTAATCGGGGGTTTTTTCGTCCCCTCTCGGTATTCCTTTTGTAACCCACCTCTATAGCGGCACAACAAAGGGCCGGTGTTCGTCCAATATCGTCCGAGGATCCCATGCCAAAGCTGACCGGAAAACTCCCCGCTTTTGTAGAGGCTTACGTAGGCGAAGCACGTTTCAACGCTACTGAAGCGGCTCGGCTGGCTAACTATGCGCACCCCGAGAGTTCTTCGAAAGACAACATGCAACATCCCGCCGTGCTTGAGGCTATTGAAGAGCGCCTCGAAGAGATGCGGGCCGGTGCAAACGAAGTTCTTTCAGAGCTGACTTACCTGGCGTTTGCACGTGAAGATGATGGCTGGGTCAGACCCTCCGATAAGGTCCGTGCTCTGGAGCTGCTGGCGAAGTTTCACAAGATCTATGTTGACCGCGTAGAGCACAGCGGCGACGTCGAATACACCTTCAACCTCCCAGATCCCACCAACGACCACGATACCCACGAAAACGACTAAAATGGATCTGGACTCATCACGAGTCCAAATGTCCCAAGTCGTTCACATAGACCTCCCCGAACTGTACCCGCTGCAATATCGCTCGATATTCGCACCGGAGCGTTATTCGTGGATTGAGGCCAGTACCAAAGCCGGAAAAACGCTTGGCTGCTTGGTCTGGATCCTCGCTAAGGCGCTGAAAGCACCTTACGTGGGTGCAAACTATTGGTGGGTGGCTCCGGTCTCAAAACAGTCGTCTATGGCGTTTGACCGGCTTCGTTCATACCTACCCAGAGAGATCTTCACAGCCAATCTTACCGAAAAGTCAATCACCCTAAATGGTGTGGGTAAGATCTGGTTCAAGAGCGCTGATAAAGCGGATTCCCTTTACGGTGAAGACGTATACGCAGCCGTTATTGATGAGGCTTCACGGGTCAAAGAGACCTCATTTCACGCGATTCGGTCCACCCTCACAGCTACTCAGGGGCCGATCAGGATCATTGGGAACGTCAAAGGGCGTTCCAACTGGTTCTACAAGGGTAGCAGATCCGCTAGGGACCGTGAGAACCACGCTCATTTCAAGCTCACGGCGGTTGATGCGGTTGAAGCCGGTGTCTTCCCACAAGAAGAGCTGGATGATGCTCGCCAGACACTCCCGGATCACGTGTTCCGTGAGCTGTATCTAGCAGAAGCGGCAGATGATGGCGGGAACCCGTTCGGCCTCAAAGCTATCGACGCTTGCTTGATCCCAGAAATGCCAGAAACCGACCCCATTGCATGGGGCTGGGACCTAGCCAAGTCCGTTGATTGGACCGTGGGTATCGGCATCGACAAAGAGGGTAGGGTCTGCCGCTTTCACCGGTGGCAACAAGTACCTTGGCCAGAGACGAAAGACAAGATCATTCGGGTAACAGACGCTCCCGCTCTCGTAGACTCAACGGGGGCCGGTGATCCGGTCACAGAGGACTTGCAGCGGCGCTCTCAGTGGATCGAGGGCTTCGTGTTCTCACCGAAGTCAAAGCAACAACTGATGGAGGGTTTAGCTGTTGGTATCCACGGGCAAAAGGTCCGGTTCCCCGATGGTGAGATCCGAGAAGAACTAGACGTATTTGAATACGAGTACAGACGCAACGGAGTACGCTACTCAGCTCCCTCCGGTCTTCATGACGATTGCGTATGTGCTCTCGCATTAGCCTACCGACATTACGACCAACGACGCCTCACCACGACCACCACAGAACACGTCGGCTCTTTACCATCCCGCTTAACCGGGATCTCCCGATCGTGGTGATCGTCAATGTCTCAAGATGACCTTCATAAAAAGTACGGTATTCAGCAGCTCTCGAAGTCCGTGGAGGACTCCGAAGATGTTCAATGGGAGACGGTAACACTCTCCACCGAACAAGCTGAGACCATCGAACTGGCGACCTCTGAGCAAGGGCGTCCAAACGTCCAGTACATCTCAGGTAAGCCAATCAACAAAGATCGGGCCGCTGATTTCGAATATCAGGCTCGTGGACTCCGTGGAGATCCCGGAACCTATCATCACACATACGTCAGTGACCCTCTTGTTTCTTCAAGCGTTGACGGAGGTTGGGAGGGGCTGGTTAGTGGTCAATGGGATACCGAAGAACAGCAAGATACCCCAGAGGACCAGCTTGAAGCGGCTGAGATCCACGCTCAATGGATCAAGCGCAACCTACTAGGAAAGCCCTCCCACTGGCGCGATCTCTTGAAGGCGTGGATCTTAGGTGATCGGGTTTTCGGGTTCATGCTCTGGGAGATCATCGACCGTGAAGATGGTGGAGTGTCTAAGCTCGCTCCCCGGATGCCTAACACGGTGGATAAATGGCTATTCAGCCAAGACGGACGTGAATGGGTAGCTACTGAATTCGCTTATCCCGGATCTGGCTCGAACGTCACGATTCCCGCTGATGATCTCTTGCTCTATTCGACCGGCGTTGGGCTGGACCTGGAAGGGCGGTCGGCACTCAGGTCGGTTGTGAGATGGGTGGAGACAAAGCAGCTCGTGACACAGATCGAAATTGCCGCTGATGAGAGTCACGGAGCTGGATACGTATTCGTTACGTCCGATGGTCCGTTTGAGGATGAAGATGAAGCTCAGAAGATCGTAGACGTCCTATCAACATCCACGGGAACCGACGTCCCAATCATCAAAATCAAGGGTGGGTACGGCATTGAATGGCTTTCACCTAACGGAAAGCTCCCGGACTTCGAGAGCCTCCGTAGATACTGTGATGAACAGATCAGTCTAGCCCTCCAAAGCACCGGCTCCCTTGTCGGCCTCGGAGATACCGGCTCTTACGCTCTCGCTGACTCCAAGGATCAGCAAGAGAACGTCCGTCGAATCCGCTTCTATGGTCAGTCGGTATGTGACCTCATCAATGAGCACCTGATCCCCCGTATCTGTCGTAACGCGATTGCAGCCGGAACCCTACCCCAGCTCGATGAAGAGCTATATCCCCGCTTAACGTTCAGCCTAGCCAGCGAGGCCCGTGATCCGAAGTGGATTGAGAACGTTGTCAAGGCTTCACAAGCTGGATTGCTTGGAACCGTAGACAGAGACACGCAAAACCGGGTCAGAGAGTATCTGGATCTTTCACCCTTGCCGGAAGAAGAACCCACGGACCCCGATGACCCGGAATCGGTGGACCCTAACGGTGGGGACGGTGAAAATGCTGATCCCCAACCGGTCGAAGCAACACACGGTTTTTGCACCCATGAGCCAACACCTGAAACAGACGCTGAAAAGGCTATCCGGCTAGGGCTATTCAAGCCGATGGACACCGGGATCACGCTATCCAACTACGACCCGGAGCGGCTGCGTAAATGGGTGATGGAAAGTAACAACGAGATGGGCTCAGAGATGCGCAAGATCGCACGAAAGCACCGTGACGAATACGTCCGGTTAACAGCCGGTGTATCAGACCCGGCCCGCGTAACACGCATCTCTAAGAACCTCCGCAATAAGTACGTTGATGAGTACGCCGGAGCTATCCGGTACGCCCTCAACCGACTGGCTATCAAGGGTAGCGCCTCTCAGCTCCGTGAACTCGGCGTTTTGAAGGCAAAACAGGGGACGTTGGCGCTCCCGAATGTACCTAAAGACGCCGGTGCCAAGGTCTACCAATTACAGGGGCTCTCAGACCAGTTTCATAGACACATCGAGGCGCAATCTAAGCGTATCGCTGACCACGCTGCGAACGTAACCAAGTCTTATTTGGACTCGAACGCCTTTGATGAACTGGCACCGGCTGCACCGGAGCGGCTGAAACCGCAGATCCCGACCCAAGCAGCCTTTGCAAAGCAAGCCAAACGATACACTCAACGGACGTTCACATACGGACGTGAAGAGGTTGTCCAGCGTATCAAGAACGAGGCTGAAGCAAGGGGCATCGAAGATCAGCGGGTTGTGATGGAGTTCTCTAGCGTGATGGAGGCCAATTCATGCGACCCGTGCAAAGACAATGATGGCAGACGGTACTTCCTAGACTCAGACGCCTACGCTCAAGATAAACCCCCTTATCGGCTTCACGAAGGACCCTCAGACACGTGCCTTTGCTTGGCCAATGCGATCCTGCCCAGCGAGGCCGGCTACGAAGAGCTGCTCGATGAACTAGGGGAGGGCTTTAGTCAGGTGGGCGGCATGGGGTTGAGCCAAGACGGCGAAGTATCGGCGGGGTTGCTCGGTAATCCTTTAATAAGGTTCGTTATTAGTAGCGCTACCTACGACGGGGGTCCGTCTGATGAGTGAACAAATGATCAAATACACCCTTGCCCTATCGACCGACCCGAACAGCGGGAAACGAAACCGGTCTTGGGTCAAATTGGTGCCCCTCGGGGAAACGATCGACTACCACGGGGAGGAGATAGAATTCTCCGAGGCGTATCTACGCAAGATCGTCTCTGAATCCATCCGTTTGCAAGCGTATTTCGACGGTAAAGCGGAAGTAACCAACGGTGAGCCGTATCGGTTCCCGGTGCTCCGAAATCACAAACCTAGTCATGATCGGGATGGCGACCTTTTGGGGGTCAAGCTCGCTGATAAACAAGGGTTCAACGGGCTTTGGGGTGAATTCGAATGGACCGACGACACCTTGATGGCGATCGACGCCGGAAAAGTAAAACACGTATCGGTGGGAATCACCCCCAAATACAAGACGGAGGGGGGCGACACTTTTGGCCCCGTGATCCGTGAAGTCAGCCTTACAGCCGACCCCTTTCTCAAGGGAATCGGCACGATCCAAGACACCTTGGAAATTACCCTTTCACAGCAACTCACAAATGAACTTGCGGAGCTGAATATGGAGCCTGAAGCACTAATGAAAATGTTCGAAGAGGCGGTTTCACCGATCCTCGATCGTCTCGATGCTCTTGCCCCAAAAGAAGAGCCGGAAGATGCGGATGAAGCATCGGATGACGCATCGCTTGAAGCATCACAGAGCGACGGAGACGGATCCGAAGGTGAAGGCGTCGAAGCCACTTCGGAAGAGGTCGAAGAAGCCCAAGACGTGGACGCTACGGATGTTGAAGCATCGCATGACGCATCGCATGAAGCATCGCATGAAGCATCGCATGAAGAGCCGGAAGAGGCTTTGACCCTTTCCGCTATCAAGGCTTTGATTGATCCCGTTACGGAGCGCCTCGACGCTGTGGAAAACCGTCCCTCAGTACGTCTGAACACTCAAGAACAGGGACGTCAGGGAGATCCGCCTACGGCTCCCGTAGAGCTGTCGTATGAAGATACGATTTCGCGCATCATGCGCAAAAACAGTTGTTCCCGTCTCGATGCTATCGAGCTGGAAATGAAGCAATAATTCACGCTTAACCGATAACACATCTGGCTCCACCCACCCCTACTATTTAGCCACGACCACGAACGGAGTCTCTAAGCCTATGGAGGCAATCAATGTCGTTCGATCCAAGCCAAATCAATGATGCCCGTACCAAAGAGGTCTACAAGGGCCTCAAAGAAGACGGGAAGCTAAAAATTTCTATGGTCGACCTTCTTTGCCAGAAGGTTCCGGCTTCAGCAATCCCCGGTCACGAAGGCAAAATCAAAAGTCTTGACTTTCAGGCTATGGCGGCGGCTACCGGCCTCAATGGCTTCGGTGCGCTGGATGCTGAAGCCGACGAAATGTCCACCCCCATGAGCGATCGGGATTTCAAGATCCAGAAGATCGCAAAGTTCAAGAGCTATGCTCGTGGGCTTGATGGTGATGCCCTTTTCGCGAAAGTGAAAGAGAGCTTCGTCCCTCAGCTTGATAATCAGATCAAGTATGAGCAAGACGCCGAGCTGAACACCATTCTGACCGGTGCTGGTACGTCGGGTACGAACGCCCAAGATGTAACCGTTCGTAACCTTTCCGCTGGTTCCAACGAACAGTGGTCCGACGACACCAACTCCGACCCGCTCGGTGATCTTCGCAGCGCTGTTCAAGACAGCCTCGCCGATACGGTTTACTTGGGCATCACGAAGGCGAACAACCTCCGTGATCACGCTCAATTTCAGAGCCAGACCGGATTCAAGTATGCGACCTCTTCGCAGCTCGCATCCTTCCTTGAAGATTACCTGATGGTCGATCGTGTTGTGATCGGTGCCAAGGTCTATCAGGACGGCGCTCAGACCGACGCTTCTAACCTGTCGTACATGAGCAAAGACGCAGCCTGCGTCTTCAACAGCGCTAACCTTTTGTACCTCGATTGGAAGGGAGCGGAGTTCGAAACTGACGATATCGTCAAGTCCAACGTCCGTGAGCTTCACATGCGCATTCACGGCGCGATCGTGGTCGTTTCCGCTGATTACTTCATCGCTTTCGATGATGTCGCTTAATCCGAAGCAACTAGGGTGATTGGATAACGGGAGGGTTCGATTCCCTCCCCACCCCCTACAGATCGACCTGCGTGAGAACACCAGATCAACGGAGAGCAATCATGGGACAGACCCAGCGTAAACACCCGGATACCGGGGCTTGGATCCCGCTCGATGAATATGAGCGGCTCGTAGCCCAAGCCCAAGCCCAAGCCGACGATGAGGGCAATGACGATGAAGACCGCGAGCAAGACCTAGCCTCCTTGTCCCGAAAAGACCTTTATGAGGTGGCGAAAGAGGCGGGGCTTGAACCTGTTTGGAACGCCGTCACGAAAGATGATCTGATTGAGATGATCGAAGCGGACCGAGGGTAATAAATGCCCATCGAAACCCATAGCGTGACTGATCAAGACGTCTTGGATGTCTTGCCGTTCGATACCAGCAATGTCTCGGCCTCATATCGGAGCCAGTTGACCAACTGGATCGAAGACGGGGCCGGTATTCTAAACGCTTTGTTAGAGCGCCACGGTATCGACCCAGCAGCCGATATGACCCCGAACGGGTCGGAGGTCGTAAAGCGGGGCATCGTTGCTTATGCGGCGTATCAGGCGCTCGTGAAGGCGGGTTTTTCCGGTTCGCAACGTGGGGAGTTCAAAGGCTCATTCAATGAGGTCAAGGAGACGATTGGTTCATCCCCGTCAGACCTCGGCGACAGTCAATCAGCCGGTAACGTCATCAAGTCAAACGTAGATCCAACTGACCCCACACCTAAGAAGTGGGATTCAGCAAATTTCGGAGGCTGGTAATGAAAAACGTAGTGATCAAAAGGGCAATGACGCTCGTTCTACCAGACGTCGAAAAGCCGAAGAAGCAGGGAGACCCAGCAGTCATCTCAGACGCTCTCTATGAGCGTCATCCCGACTGGTATCAGCTCATTGAAGACGTTCCCGACGATGATGAAGACCTTGAAGCCTTCACCGTTGAAGAACTGAGGGACCGGCTGAGAGACGCTGATCTAAAAGTCTCGGGGACCAAAGATGAGCTAGTTGAGAGGCTCCGTAACCATGCTTGAACTGCGGTTAGGTGGAGCTAAGGACGCTCAAGACTCCATAGCGCGTCTGATTGGCGTCAACAACGATCTCGATATTCAAGAGATCTGGCCTCAGCTCTGTACCAAAGTTATTCACCCTTGGTTCCTCGAAGCAGCGGCTAAGAACATCCTAAGTCAAGGGCGTCTTGTTGGCGAAAATTGGAACTATTCCACAGAGCCGAAATACGCAGCGTGGAAAGAGAAGAAGATCCACGATTTGACGGTCTTGAGATGGGGCGGATCTCAGGGAGAGAGGCTCTTCCCCTCGTTGACCGATCCAAAGGACGTTGAACACTACTACCGGGTAACAAACAACTCGGTCTCTATTGGAACCTCCGTAGAGTACGCTCAGAGGCTTACTACAGGTGGAGAAGGGCCATTTGGTGAACCCTATCCCGGACGCTCCCTTCTGCCGTCTAGCGGCTCTCTCAATAAGCGCCTGATGACTGAGATTCAGCGGTTCATCAAGAACAAGCTAGCCTCTAAGGGACGCCGTTTAGGGTCCGCTCGCTTTAATCTGTAAAGGTAACGAATGCCTATCCCCATTTCAGATTCAGTTGAAGCTTTTGTGAACCGCTTGGAAAGCGTTTTGCAAGCTCAGTTGCCGACATATATCGGGGCTAGATCAACGGCTACCTATCCGCTCCCGGTCCCTGAATCTCACGCCTATTTGGTCGCCAAAGATCGCAACATTGACCAGATATCAGAGCATCTTGGAAACCCCGATGTATTCGTTTTGATGATGTACGGGCCTTCCGAACTGGAAGACGCTTCAGCCGATCTGAGCGACTACAACCAAGTCACTGTCGTCAACGTAATGATCATCTTGAAGCGGTCTGTAGGCGTAGACCTCCCCACCAACTCAACGGGTAGAACCCTGTTGATGACGGAATGGATGGAGAAACGCTCAGAGGGATACAGGGGCATTCTTCAGGACGTTCTAACCAAGCACACCGTAGACGGCACGAACATCAATCAGATCCGTCTCAATGCGTCTGGCGTATCCGACCCGATCCAAGGGGAAACGGGCATCTACCGTGAAGCGGGGGTGTCCATCGAGCTAACCCAACAGGTTAGCGTGAACGTACCCGATTTCAATCCGTAACAATTCGGTTTTCTATCTATAAGTAGCATCTAACAGTAACGGGCAAAGCTTCCAGCGAGGTCGCATTATGGCTCTATCAGACAGACACATCGTAGGTATCAAGTCGGAATCCACTTACGGGACCGACGCTTTTACCAGCTCCGCTCCAACTGATTCCGAATGGCTGGGAATCATCGGTGAACCCTCGATTCAAGAGCGTACCGTTGACGTACCGGCCTCCGAAAAAACCCATGATGGTCTGGGGGGCCAGATCCTTCGATACGGCGAGGCTACGGATGTCAGCTTTTCGACCTATCTCGTAGGCAAAGAGAGCACAGCCGGTGAGCCGCCGCCCGTTATTGCCGATCTTTATAAGGCGTCCAACCTAGACGAAACGGTCAACGCCGATACGTCCGTGGACTATGCGACGGCTTACGGTCGAGCAATGGCTTCGGTCCCCTCGATGACGGTTTACGAGGGTATCCGTGACGACGTAGGTGGCGACTACTTCACACGTGTCGTTACCGGGGTCCGTGGCGTCCCGACGTTCGTTTTTGAAGACGGTCAAGACGCTAGGGTCAACTACGAAGGTGTTGGCCTCTACTCTGAAATGACGACCTCCACGACGGCTATCAGTGCTCCTTCCAGCTACAGCGGTGGAAAGAACCGGCTCAAATGTCAGGGGATGACGCTCACCTACGACGGGACGCAATACCCCATCACTTCAGCCGAAGTTGTGACGGGTATGGAAGTCGATGAAGACCGCGAGCTGGGCAACGATCATGCGGTCGATGAAGTTGGCTTGTATCTGCCCAACGAAGCAAAGCCGGGTGGTTCCGTTACTTTCAAGGCACGCAGCAACGTCATCACGACGATCTTGGGGGCTAATGTCCAACCGGATAACGGCTCTTTCACGGTCGTACCTACGGCGGATCTGGTGATCACGCTCACCGATGGAACCACCGACACCATCGAAATCACCATGACCGATTGCGCCTTTGGCGCTCACAGCAAAAACCTAGCCGGTGGGAACTACCTGTTTGACGTTCCGTTCACGGCTCTTGGCGGCCTCTCTATCAGCTTCACTTAATCGGCTAACGTACCCAATTCACGCCTAACCTAAATAACGCAATTTCACGGATTCGATCCCGGTCCGGTCCTCGGGCCGGGACTCGATCTGTACCACCTCACCCCACCTCACCTGTACCACCTCACCTCTACCCCTTCCCCTTCCCCGGAGCACCTCATGGCCTATCAACTTGGACAAGCAGACCGATCCGTTGGCTCGTACGAGTCCGATACGATCGAAGTCACCTTCCACTATCGAAAACCGACGCATCCCGCGTTGCTAGATATCAAGATAATGGCTGCATCTTTCACTCAGAAGGCGGCTGAATATGCCGAGTCTAAGGGAGAGCTTTTCGATGAGGTTAGAGGTTATGCGGAAGGGGATGAAGACCCCTACGCCATCGGACTTGATCCGCTCTTGGACCGTATGGACGAAGAAGACCGTGAGAGCTGGTGGAAGCGGTACAACAAGACGGAAATGAGCATCACCTCCGAAGACGTAGAGCCGGTGATCAAGTTCGTCTCAGATCACATTAAGACCGTTGAAGGCGTGGTGGGTCCAGACGGCGAAGAACCAGTGGACCAGTGGGATGATCTAGCGCCTCGCTATCAGCGTGAGATTCTGGAAGCGATCCCCCCAAACGAAGTCACCGAGGTCTTCATCGATATTAAGCAAAGCATCTCGCTATCACCTGACAAAAAAAACGTCTGAGGGCGTATCTCGAAGCCATTTACGGGCTACGTCCTGAATCACCCTCCGATGGTTATGATCACAACCTCGACGTGATCCGGCTGTATCAGACCTACGAGACGTATCTAGCACCTCCCTCACTATCTGCACTGCATCCGGTCACAACACCACGGACCGACCTTCTCAGCCTCCCTTACTACATGCGTGAGGTCGCTGAAATGGTGGACCACGTAAGAGCCCAGATCACCACGAAGGCTCACGAAGATCGGAAAGAAACTCAGAAGACTCAAGAGATGCTCAAGACCGCTGGCGTACCGCTGTAACCCCCTAACCGAGTCGCATCATGGCGAGCGAAAAAGTTGGCGTAACATACGAGGTCAAAGACAAAGCCACCAAGAATCTAAAACGGGTTCAGAAGGGCTTTGAGAGGACCTCTAAGAGCGTTCGAGAGACGGGGGAGCAGTCTTCTCGGACTGCGACTCAGACAAAGAGCCTCAGTGGTGCAATGGGTGGTCTGAAAAAGGCGGCTCTACCTATCGCTGGTGCTCTAGCGGCTGGTGTGGCTCAAGCATACGCCTATGTAAAAGCGTTCAAGACGGTCAAGAAGGTCGTAGATGCCTCAGTAGAAGCATTCAGAGAGCAAGATGAAGCCAACCGGCGTCTAAAGGTCGGTCTCAGAACGGTCTACACGAATGCGAGAGACGTTGATCAGGCGTTCCAGAACCTACAGCCAACCATCGCTGATCTAGCTACGTCGACCATGTTCGGTGACGAGCAACTAGCAACGATGGCCGGTTCGTTTTTGACGGCTACAGAAGGGGCTAAAGCCACTGCCAAAGATTTAGAGCTAATCGCTGATATTGCGGAGGTCACGGGGCAGTCAGCAGAGAAGGCGGCTCAACAGTACGCACGTGCTCTGAATGGTGAGTTGTCACCTCGAATCGCTCGAATGATCGGCCTCACCACGGATCAGGTGAAGGCGCTCGACTCGATTGAAGACGCTACGGAAAGGGCTGCGGCTGTTCAAAATACGTTCTCCGACCGTATCGGAGGCGCTTCCACCAAGATTGATCCGTATCTCAGAGCCCTAAAGAACGTTGAAGACGCTCAGGGGGATATTCAACAGGCGTTTGGTGAGAGCATCACCAAGAACGAGCAGATGGTGAGCGCTCTAGAGAACACTCACGAGATGCTTCGTCGAATTGAGACGTGGGTGAACAACGGTGGTCTAGATGGCCTCGTGAAGGATCTGGGACGGGCTGCAGGTGGAACCGTCGAAATGTCTGAGGCTCTCCTACGCATGACGGGGGCTTTAGAAACCGAGAAAAAAGCCCTCTCTGATAGGGAAGCTGAATATCAAAAGCTCGATAGCTATCAGACGCCTATCATCGGTCAGATACGCGCAATGTGGGACGTGGGTGCACGTCAAGCAGAACTCTACAACGATAGCGTCTCAGCGGTTCGTGAGTCGACGGGTGAAGTCTCCCGTGAGATCAAGGACTTCAACGCCGTATCAGCCAAACAGGTGGATCTACAGTACAAAGCTGCCGAAGCTATGCGGGACTATGGTCAGGATAGCGCAGAGGCTCAGACTGCCGTTGAAGATCTCAAGAAGGCTACTGACGATCTCGAAGAGTCTCAACGCCGATTGAAGACCACTACTTCTGAGATCCGTGAGGGTCTCCTAGCCAACCGTGAAGAGGGTGAAAAGGCACGTAAAGAGGCTGCTAAAGAAGCGCCTGAACCATCGTCCAGCGCTGACGCAGATAAGAAGAAAGCTCAGGCACGTAGAGAGGCTCTCCAAGACGCCAAGGATTCTCTAGCACTAGCTCAGGCTAAAACCGAAAAAGACCGCATTGAAATCGAGTTTGAGCAACAAAAGGCGGAGATCAGGAAGACCGCAAAGTCAGACGCCGAAGCGGCTGCCCGGGTTGAAGTTGCGAAGATCAAGAGGAACGAAAAGCTAGCGGAGCTGCGGGAGCGTGATGCAAAGGCACGGAAGGACGCTCTCAAAGACGCTAGAGCCGAAGTTGATGCACGTAAGGGGAATGACGTAGAAGCTCAGCTCAAGAAGTGGGCTGTAGAGGACAAGCTCTCAGACCTCCGACTAGAGAACGCTAGGGCGGTCAACGGAGAAGAGCGAATCAGGCTCGATGCTACCCGTAGGTTCATCGAACTCGATCAAAAGGCGCTATCCGCAACCCAGCGGAAGAACGCTGAAAAGATGATTGAGCTAGATACTGAGCGAAAGCTCCTAGACCTCAAAACCAAGCAACGAAACCAGACCATCTCCACGATCTCGGGCGGAATCTCGAGCGCAGCCGGAAATACTGCCGGAATGCTTGGTTCTCTGTCGTCTGAGGTAGGGGCTGGATACGAAGAGAAGATCCAGAAGCTCTCTGAAGTTGAGGGGGAGTTTGCAAAGCGCAGAATCGAGCAACTCAAGGAGCAAAAAGAGCTTGAACAAGAGAACCTCAAGCTACTCCAAGAGAAGATCAATGCTTTTGGCGACCTCTCTGATGCAGGTGGTCAGCTAGGTACGGCTCTTAGCGATCTAGCCTCGAAACAGTGGGACTTCTCCAACGCCACGGATGCAACCCAAGCGGGTCTTGAAGCTGTATCCGCTGCCGGTGGGGCTGCGGCTGGTCTTCTTGGCGATACCGTCAAAGAGCAAGCGGGGATCAAGGCAGGATTCGAGGCGGCTGCTGCTGCCGGTGCATGGGGTCTAGCTCTCACCACACAAAACCCCGCCTTCTATGCGGCTGCGGTCAAACATACGACGGCTGCAGGCATGTATGGGGCTGTAGCTGGAGGGGCTGGATCTGCCGGGTCCGGTGCTTCTGGAGGTGGTGTCTCTGGTGGATCGTCTGGGGGCTCTCAAGCTCCCCGTATGCCCGATATGAACAAAGCCGTAGCCGCTAACAAGAAAGCCTTTCTCGAAGCTCTCAGGGAGTCTCAGAACGAACAGAGATCAACGACGGTTATCAACGATTTCAGAGGCGCAACGCTTCTTGAACGTGATCCCACCTCAAGCCGTAGAGCCAGAGACGTTCTCAACCAGTCAGACCGCTATAGAGTCGGGGGACAGTGATGTATTTTTTGTATCCAATCGAAATCACGGCTGACAACAATACGGCAGTCTTCCGGCAAGCCGGAATTGGCTTCGGTGTCACCCTCACACCGGGGACTTACTACGCCTATCGGGGTCAGGTGTCGACCAAATGGCCTAGCCTCTATGACGCTCTAGAATCGGCTATCAACGCCGAAGTGAATGGGTCTTACAGCTTCTCTTGTGATCTGCCTATCCAGTCAGACGAGTTCGATAAAGCCGGTATCACCACGGTTGGCACCGGTGGGGCTGGGGGGGCTGGTGAGTATGGCTGGCGGACTGATTTCGGTGACTTTGATTACCGGCTTGTAGGCTTCAACGCCAACACTGGCGATCACCTTACATCCTTTGGTGATGAAGTCGTCTCGGACTTCTCCCGTTATGGCGTCTGGCAGTCACCTAGACCAATGGGTTTTGCGATCCCCAAGATCGACTTCTATGCCGCTAAAGAGCAGTACAGAAACAATGGCCGTAGGGATCACGTCGTCAACCAGAGATGGGGCGACGATGAATACCGCCTTATTCGGTTCCGTGAAGTCCCAGAAGGTCACGTATACCCCAACACCAACGATGACTCCTCGTTTGCGTCATCAGCTAAGCTAGCGACCGGGGATCATGGCAACTACTGGCATGATCTTTGGGAACACGGGATCTCGGACTACGAAGCTGATGTCATCATGGTCCACGGTCAGCCTACCAGCCTCAGTCTAGACCAAGATTGGGAGGTCTTATGGTCGCCCAAAGGCTCGAAGTACGCCGAAGAATCGAGAGCCTCGATCACAGAGACAGATTCAGGTGTCAGAAGCTATGATCTTGAGCTGACCATGCAGCGTCTACCCTCAGATCATCCCGATGTTGACGGCCTAGCGAATTACAAGAAGTCGGGGAGGTCGTAATGGCTAAGAACCGCTCATTAGGTATCAGAATTCAGGGGATTCCTCACCTTGACTCATACAAGTCTGAGGGTGCTCTGTTTCACTACGGATATGACCCCTCTTCGCTTGCAACTGGTTACGGCTGTGAACGTGCATTAACTGAGATCCCCGCCTCACTTGATGAGAGTGTGGATCTCGAAACGGGTCGCTTAGACGTATCCGCTTTCAGCTTTGCTCTATCGGCTACGCAGAGCATCTGTAAGCGCGTTCTAGGTAACGCCGGTCTGCAAGGTGAACCTGACGCAACGATTGACGCAGAGGTCACGACAACCGCTCAGACTTCCATTGAGATCAAGTCCTCAGAGGCTATCTCAGCCGGTGACTATCTCTATATCAGAAATGAGACGATCTATGTCCAATCGTCCACGAATTCGGGAGGCGTCTACACCTGTACCGTTGAGCGGGGCGTAGCAGGTTCACCGGCTGGAACTTATGGCATCGGAGAGGGGGTTTATACACAGCCGCCCTACATGAAACGTAGGGGGGTCGAGCTGGTATCCTTTGACCTCAAGGGGGAGACGGGTCCAACCACGATTTGGGAAGGCTTCATTGATGGTCTGAGCACGAACCAACAGCAAACCGAGATCATCATCTCAGCCGGTCAGGAAATGGCGGCTCTTATCGGGTCGGAGGGCGGTGAAACAGTTGCTTTCTCAGACCATCCGTTAGAGTGGACCTCCAACAACTGGATAGAGGGTCGGATCAACTTCGGTTCTAGTGAGCCTACCTACGTCAATTCGGATACTGACAGATGCAACGTCAGGATCGGGGACGTAGCTGCTGTAGCCAGTAAGAAAGACGGCTATCTGAACGTCAATGCAGCAGCTCGGTTCAACACGTCCACTGACGTAGACGATGATAATGGTTCGGTGGTGTCCGAAGACGTGGACTCTGACGAACAAGTGACCCTCTTCTGTGGATGGTCACGAATCGCGCGTGATGGGGACGTTGTAAACGATTTTGAGGGCGTCTACGGCGTATCCGATACGGAGGCTAAACCGGCTTCTATAGCGCTGGCTCTGATGCTCTCCAGTGGGGACGGAGATAACAACCTCGTAGACCCCTCTGACAGCTCAACCAAGACGTTTGACGTGCTGGGTAGATCTTGGGGGCTAGGTATCCCAGCGGATCGCCTAGATGCAGCCTCTTGGCTCAACGCTATCGACCAGATCCCCGGTTCAATTGATCGGATCATGCTGGGCTGGGACGGATCATATACCTTTGAAGACGTGATTCTAGATCTTCTGGTTCCAAACGGCTTCTATCCCGTACCTGTAGAGGGTGGGAAAACTGGTCTGGTGCAACGGAGCACCTACCAGATCGACGATGCTGCTAGCCTCGCTGCTAACAGTTCCTACGTCACCCTCAACCCTACCAAGATTCCCTTAGATTACCGGCTCGATAACTACAGCTCGACTCTCAAGGCTACCATTGGTGGTCACGATGCCGGTGAAGAACCGGACCGGATCAAAGTAGTCAATACAAGCGGCTTTCAGAGTGACCAGATGGCCGGGCAGAGCCCACACGAGGTCACTCATCGGTATCGCGACAAGATGGACGCTAGAGGTAACTCAGGTGGGCTCTATGTGGAGCTGACGAACGACCTTGAGAGACGCAAAGATAACCCTCCCATCCTCACATGCGAGGTTCCCTTAGAGAGCGTTGGAGGATCTGAGAAGCTCCCCGGTCTGCTCAATTGGGTGAAGCTCAAAGGTGGTCCCAAAGACGGTCTCTTGATGCCAGACGGCTCACGTAAGAAGCCAGACGAAGAAGAGATCACCTTCATTGGACTTCTGATAGGTCGCACCGTCGACCCCAAGACCAACGACGTGGTGTGTAGGGTTCTACTCTCCAACTGGAATCTTGGAGGCGTCCCCCGTCTCGTAGCTCCGGCTGCAAAGATCCAATCCTACTCAGCCGGAACCATCTCGATCGAGATCTCTCAGACTCTTCCAGATCGGGACGGTCTTAGCGGATTCCTAGCCGGTGATGACGTCAAAATCGTCACCACCACGGGGCGGCAGTGGTACGCCTATTCCGGTAATCTATCTGTTCTCAATGTGAATGACTCGGGAGGCGGCGGATCTTGGACTCTCGATCTCTCCAACACGATGGGGGAGGCGATCGCTTCAAGTGATGACCTCTACATCGTCCTCAAAGACGTTGATAGCTACTCAAACAGCGGTTGGGCTGGGTCCAGTGAGTACGATGATCCCAACGTCTCAAACCGTCTCTATGCCTTCCTTGCTGATGCCGGTGGTCATCTGGGATCACCCGCTCAAGACGCAGATATTTACTCGTAAAAGGCTCATAGATGGCTGACTTCAAGCACACACATAGCGACCTCTACGGGGCTGATGAGAGCTACTCTACTCACCTCTTGAACCGGATGAAGGATTCCGCTCAATGGGTTGCCAACAATAGAGGCTCACACACCACGTTGACGCTTGAAAGCTACAACAATGACGTAGCTCAACAGGATTATGAAAGACCTTTTGTGAGTGTGGCTGGCTGGTCTGCCGTCATGCGTATGCCGTGGTATGTAAACCCCGGTCTCAAAGGCTTCGAGGCGCGTCTTTACTGTCGTGTCAGCAACGGTGAGTTGGACGCAAACCCTGAAGGCGGGGTTCTGGCCGGTTCCGATCGAGTTCAGATCAGACTACGGCTCTTGGGAGACCAAAAGGCGGCTATTGATCCTTGGGAGTATTCCTCAGTGGCACCGTTTCAAGACGGTGTGGACCCGGCTGAATGGGGCTTTGGCTCATGCTCATACAACATCCATGAGAGAGGGCTAGTTGAGGGAACCTATTCGCCTCTGGTCATGGAAATACGGTCAGCATCGCAATTCAGCAAAGGCGCGATCATTGGAAACGGGAAGATCGATGACGGTCGGGTGACTTGGGCGAAGATCGATACGGGAGCCGCTATTACATCGTATCGAGCAAAAGCTGATAAGAACGGATTCTATAGCGAAGGGTCTTCAACGAATGCTCCGGTTGCTGGCTCCAATGAGATCACGGCAAGTGTCGGTTGTCTGACGCCTAATCTGACGGTGGATGAAGATCACGAAGTGGTTCAATGGTTTGATCACGTTGCAAAGCAAGACTTGTCTAGTGATCGCGCTATGTACGTCTGGCCGGTAAGCCCTCAACTCGCGGATACCTCTCAGATCAACAGCCTTCACAAATATCATGTCCCTTATATTCAGATCCGAGCTATTGAGATCTGGGAGGTGTACGAATGAGTTCAGTAACCGATCTAGAAATCAGATCCAGACAACCGACACGAGCTGAGTCAGCCGGAAAGCAGGTTGACGACATCAACAGTGCTTTCCGGCGTAAGATTTGCCTAGCCTTTGGTCACGCTGGCGATCTTCCTCTGTTCGGTGTGTGGACAGAGCGTCACTATCGCAAACGCTGGGATTACTCAGGGAACTTAGCACACACATACACCACTACAGCAATCTTGAGAGGTGAAGAAACCTCGATCGAGATAGCCGGTGAATATGCAGGCGTCTACGAAGATGATGGAGGCGATACCTTCAGCCGTGAAGATGAAACCTTCGAGGACACAAGAGTCATTGAAGGCGGCCTCGTCTTGAATGCGGAAGTGACGCAGTATCAAGACGGCTCTTCAACGCCGGAAGTGGTCGCTACAGCTACTGAGCTGGTGAGTCCTCTCGCGTTCTATCGTCCGAACTTGCTTTCAAGTCATTTTCATAGGGTCGTAGGTCACGGTTTCATCAGAGGCGGTGGTTTGGTCTACAGAGAGGGAATGACCGTCCCCGGTCTGGATGATGGGATCGGAACGATAAAGCCTATTAGCGTCGATCTGACGGGCTCTGGGGTCGATTTCGATCGGCCTATCCGAATAGAACTGAGCTGGAAATCATATCACTCCGACGACACCGGCCTAACGGGACGGCCCGTCTTCATAGACGCTTGGGCTAGTGAGCTGCCTAGTGATGATGAAGACAACCCGATCCCCTATGACGACTTGATGAATGTCTTTCTAGTCGGGTTCAGTGCATGGGGAATCAGCCAATGATTGAGCTACCAAAAAAGCCAAACAAACCGACTCAAAATGAGTTCTTGTTCAAGCGTGATATTGAGTCCTCGAAGGTCTCGAAGATCATGCAGGCGATTAACTACGGTTGGGCGTCTAGTGGGGCTTGTCTGGGAACCATAGATCTCTCTTGGTCAACCACGTCAACGAGCTACGTCACTGCAAACAGCGGGGCGGGGCGGGATCTGGATCAAATCAACCCGATGGTGAGTCCGAGACGCAAAGAGATCGGCGCTCTCGCTCAGACTGACGGCGCGTACATCGTAGAGTTTCAGGTGTTCGGTCGGGACGTGGATCTTGAATGCAGCCTTTACCGTGCAGATAGTGGCGATTTCGACGCAAAGCCGGTGTCTAGTGCTACGGGTACTAGCGTCATCTCATTTGACACCTCTTGGGAGTGGAAGAGCGTCTTCGTGTTGTTCGAGGGCGTACCGACCTTCCAAAACACTGAGCATCTACTCAAATTCAGGGGTCGTTACGCTCAGAACGGGTCCGGTCAGGGGGATATCAAGCAGGTTGCGGTTAACGAGATTCGATATGCCAACACGGCTTATGATCAGAAAGACTCACTTTGGGTATACGGGTCCGAATACATCAATCCCTATGCCGATGGTCAGGACGTGGACGATTGGGACGTTGACGGGGCTGAGCTTGACCTTGTGGCGATAGAAGGGACTCCAACGATGGTACGTGATGGGGTGGCTACCAATGTCCACTCTGTCGCTTTTGACGGCTCTAGCTCTCTGGGATCAGACCCCTTCTATCTGGAAGAGCCTGCCGGGTTGCTGGGTGCTATGGCTGTGAAGGTCGATTCAGCAGCCGGGACCGGTGCTCGATATGCGTTGACCAAGAGGGGGGCGTCTGCGTGGGCTTTCTTTGTAGCTCACGATAGCTCGGGGTTGGTCTTTTACCTGAAGACAACAAACGGGAGCGGCTCCGACATATCCGACGCCGTAGGAACGGGACAAGTCCCCTCCGATACGTGGATTGATCTCGTCTTTTGGTGGGACCGGAGCACAAGCCTTCTCACGCTCTTCAAAGACGGGGTTCAAGTTGACGTAGAAATCACACCCGGTGGTTACGAGCTGGCTGACGCAAATCACCCGTTCTATGTCGGTCAATATTACGTCAGCAACAACCAATGGATGGGTGAACTCGCAATGCCCACAGTCCTCACCGGCTCATTCACGCGTCGACAAGTGGAACACTTCATCCAGTGGCGTCGATCTCAACACGGGATCTACTGATTCAACTCAATATTTTACTTGTAAATAACCCTCATAGCGCACCCCATACCTACCACACCTAACGACCACGATCGCGCTTCTAACCCTCATATTCGGAGGTCGTATTATGGCTGATGCTAGCCGCGTAAAAGTCAACAACTTCGTAAAAACAGACAAGTCTAGCCTAGATAAAACCCATAGCGGGTCAGGGTCGGAGACCTACTCTATCGACTGCACCGGTCACTATACCGGGATGGTCATTTTCGACGTTCCAGCCGGGTACGGCTCCGGCTCGTTCAGCATCGTCGAATACCCCTATGAGGGCGCTCCGCTTAGTCATGAGACTACCAGCAGCAGCACCTATTCGCTCGTAGCAGGTTCTCAGACCGCCGTTCGTATGAACATCATTAATGGTGCGTATATCGAGATCCACCTAACGGCTGATGCTGCTGTCCATGTTGTCGCGGTGACTCACTAAAGGGGGCTTCAATGGCGCTTAAACACCGAAAACTAGTATCGCCCAGCCTAATCAAAGGCATG